CTCCATATTGCTTACGCCGATACTTCTGTAGGTGGTGGATTTAGCCAGTCTCCAACAGGTAAGAACTACATTGGTACTTACTCAGACTCTAACCCTGTTGACTCAAATACTCCTGGGGATTACGCTTGGGTATTAACAAAAGGTGCTACTGGTGTTACTGGGGCTTCTACAAACATAATCTTTCAAAGGTTGGCAACTAAACCCGCAACCCCTGCTGCTTCCTCTGGTATTCCTACTGGATGGTACGATAACCCTCCAGCTGGAACTGAGTTAGTTTGGGCATCGTCTGGAACTAAAACAGCAGGCTCTACTACATTTACTTGGGGTGTACCTTGGCAAATTGACGGTGCCTCTATCGCTGAAGTTTCAATTTATCGTAAAAATAGTAACGCAGGTGGTACGGGGGGTACTTATAACTTTGTAACTAACAACTTAACTGCGCCTTCACTTTGGTTTGTTGACCCTCCTGCGTTGACTGCAGATGGGGATACCGTTTACCGTAGATCTGGTGTAACTTCAGGTTCATCAACGCAAACTTCAGCTTCTGTTTCTTATGGCCCCGCTGTAGTTTACGCCAAGAGAGTCGATGGAACTAATGGAACTAATGGAGCTACTGGAGCTACTGGAGCTACTGGTTCTAGAGGTGCAGGTTGGTGGCGCTATGAAACAGGCACTACTGCTTCTACTGCAGGGCTTTCTTCTGCTAATGTTACAACCTACTTTACAACAGCTACGGGGCTTAACCCCGTTAATGGTGATAAGTTTGTATTGACCAACAGCCTTAATCAAGCTAACGCTTATGTTTACACTACTTCTTGGGCCCTCCAAGCGGCGTTTGTTGACGGAGATCTTTTAGTTGAAGGTACTATAACTTCTGACAAAATTAATGTTACATCCCTTTCGGCCATTAGCGCAGAACTTGGTGATGTAAATATCGACAACACTTTAACGCTGACCGCTGGTGGTGCTGGGTTTATTGGAGGCCGTACAAGTTCCTCTCAGTATGACGTAGATGGTTTCTTGATTTCAAGAACAGACAAGGGTGCAGGAGCTAAGGGTTTTGAAGTAAGCCACACTTCAATTGTTTCGAATCAGTTATCTGGGGTAATCCATCAAGACAGTCAAAGTATGAAAATATTTAACCCTACTTTCTACACAGGTGGCAGCATCTCAGGTGGTGTTTCAAACATTGTTAACTCGACCGTCACTAACATCGGTCAAACCAACGGTGAAGTTGAGTTGACCATTCAAGGTGCAGGGGGTGGCGGGGGCTCTGGCAAAGACGATGGGGGTAGTACCGCAACTACAGCGACTGCTGGCGGAGCAACTACAGTTCAGGTTCGTGCGAATAGTGCCTCTGGTCCTCTTCTAGCTTCCTTCACCGCTGGTGGCGGAGCCGCTGGTAGAGACGCTTATGTTAATAGGTCAGAAAACCACGATGGTGGTAGTACAACCTACGGCGCTGGTGGCTTGGGTGGTAGTAATAACTCTGCTGGTTCAATCCCCGCTGCCAGTGCTTACGGTGCGGGTGGAGGCGGCGGCGGCGGTGACGCCCCTTCCCTCTTTGATTCTTCAGGTTTAGCAGGGGTAGGTGGCTCGGCGGGTCAAACAATAACCCAGTCTGTTAGTACAAGTGCCTTCCCAACTTCAAACATCTATCTTGTCACAACTATCGGCACAAGGGGGCTTGGCAGTACGTCGAACCAATATTCTGGTGCTAATGGTGCAAATGGGGTAGTAACTTACGCTTCCCCCCTTGGCGGAACCAAGAACTATAGTACTGATGACCTACTTGGTAGGGTCGTACCTAGAAAATCTTTTTCTGGTACCTTTGACCCTAGTAACACCACTGAGTCTACTAGGACAGTTCAAACAGGGGTAGTATCCCTCCCTTCAAACTTCTATGAAGTTGAACTAGATGTTGATATGACTCTTGACGCTCAAACTAGCTACTCTTATACATACACTGTTAATCTGATTCACGTTAGAGCTGGTGTGGAAACCGTATTAGAATCGTATAGTGGGACTGCGGGCGATAACGGTACAAGAGTTGAACGAAGTTTCGCTGGAATCCTTAACCTTGGCGGTAGTGACCGTTTTAAACTTGTACACGTCTACACAAGTTCTACTCGTGCGAGGAATGGTGAAGCTACGCTTTCGGTAAGGGCGCAAGGTCCGGTTGTGAATCTTAACTATCTTTAAAAAGTTGCCCCTTTCGAGGGGCACCTTTAACCTACTTTTAAAAGGAGATTACTCTATGAGTTATCAACTGAGCCAAAGAAGTTTAAACAAACTAAACGGGGTTCACCCCGATCTTGTTAAAGTAGTGAAAAAGGCTATTACACTTACTAAAATTGATTTTGGTGTAACACAAGGTCTTCGTACCCTTGAACAACAAAGGGCTCTACTAAATAGTGGTGCAACTCAGACAATGAACTCTAAACACTTAACAGGTCACGCTGTTGACCTTGTGGCCTATATTGGGAGTGATGTCTCTTGGCAACTCAACGTCTATGATGACCTTGCTGACGCTATGAAAGAAGCTGCCATAGAGCTTAGTGTACCTGTTCGTTGGGGGGCCGCTTGGACTGTCCCTGACATTCGTCTCTGGGAGGGTACTATGGAAGAGGCTATGATGTCTTACGTAGACACTCGTAGGTCTCAGGGCAAGCGACCATTTATTGATGGCCCCCACTTTGAGCTGATCTGATGTTTACACCAGAGTGGCTTAACAGGTGGCGCATCTGGCCAAGACTTATAATAACGCTCTACGGTATTGCCTTCTACCGTACTACAGAGTGGTTCATGGCCTTATCAGACCCTACTAACGCACAAGCGGGGTTTGTTTCTGTAATTGTCGGTGCGGGCGCTGGCTTCTTTGGGATTTATGTAAATGGAAAAGTTACGGAAACTAACAATAACAATCATCTTGACGATGGTTCTCGCTAGCTGTAGCGGGCTAAGTCCGCTTAGTCTACTCTCTGGCAAGGGCACTAACGTTGCTGCCAACACACAAGTTGGTAAAGAGAACACTCAAAATGTTGGGGTAAACACAACCTTTAGACCTCAAGCAAGAACATCGGGCCCCGTAGAAAAAATTGACCAGTCAAACAACACAAGTAGGGTTAATACCGAAAGTGTAGATACTATAATTGTCAATGAGATTCCTACGTGGATGATCCTTGCTTTTGGTTTACTCTGTGGTTTCTTGATACCTTCACCTAGAGAGATCTTTCGTAGTCTTTACCATGCAATTAAGCAAATTACGGGCAGGAAGTAATACCTGACGTTTAAGAATAAGAGACAGACAAACTCTCAAGTTTTCTGACAGTCTCTTTGGGGAGGGGTTTAAGTATCCCTCCCTCACTAATACCTGACGTTTAAGAATAACCCGCCAGGGTTCCCACCCTATACTATACTTTAAGTATATACTTTAAGGTATACTTTAACTATACTATTCTAAGGAGTCGTTGTAATGGCTAAAGATAAAGATTCAAGACTAACTAGTGTTGGTGTATCTGGTTATAATAAGCCTAAACGTACTCCAAACCACCCTACTAAGTCTCATGTTGTTGTTGCTAAGTCTGGTGATACTATTAAAACAATTCGGTTTGGTTCTCAAGGTGCTAAAGGCTCTCCTAAAAAAGAAGGTGAGTCTGAGGCTGATCGTAAAAGACGTTTAGCTTGGAAAGCCCGCCATCAAACAAATATTGACAAGGGCCCAATGTCTGCTGCTTACTGGGCAAATAAAGTCAAATGGTAAAGGAACTATAAATGTCACAAATAACTAAACCGACAAAGGCTATTAAAAAGTCAGTTGCGGATCCAAGTGATAGCTATCACTCACTAAAACCTTTGTGGAAAAAGTCTAGAGCTGTACTTCAAGGTCAGTCTAACGTAAAAGCCCACGATGAGTATATTGAGAGAGACTACACTAACTTGTTGATCCCTTTTTCTCCAAGCATGAGCCAGTCTCAGTATGACTTCTACAAGTCAGAAGCAGAGCTTCCTGGTCTAACTGCTCAGTACTGTAAAGTGCTTATTAGTGCTTTGCTTCGTAAAGAGTCTCAGCTAGAACTCCCAGAAGAACTCCCAGAGGATGCTTACTACTGGTTGAAAGATAACTTTACATTGGATGGTAGATCCCTCTTTAACTTCTTAGATAATGCTCTCTGGGAAGAACTTCAAACCTCTAGAGCTTGGGCTTACGTAGACTATCCTGATATTGATGAAGCAGACTACGATAACATGTCTCCTGAAGAAAGAGATACGATTCGCCCTTACCCTGTTTTGCTTGAGGCAGAGACTGTCATTAACGTTCAAACAATTGTTCACCCTGTTACACGACAGAAAACCCTTGGTAGACTCGTTTCACGTTATCTAACCTCTCGTTATGAGGATAACAACCCGTGGCACGCTAACTATGTCGATACTGTTTGTGATCACTACCTTGATGAGGGTGGTAAGCTAGTTATTGATTACTATGAACATGCTGACACAAATAACGAACTCAAAGTTCTAAATGGTGATGTTAAGCAAGACTACGTTGACTATGCAGCTTCTGCGGAGTTTAAAAAGGTTAAGACAGTTTACCCAACTATCTTTGGTACAAGAATTGATAGAATTCCAGCCTGGCCCCTTAACGGCCAAATTGAACCTGTTGAACCTGTGCTTATGCCACTGATTGACAGAGAGGTCTCTCTCTACAACAAGGTATCTCGTCGTAACCACCTACTATACGGTGCAGCGACTTACACACCTATCGTACAGTCTGACATGACTGACGAAGAGTTTGAAGAGCTAGTTAACTCTGGCCTTGGATCTTGGTTGCGTGTTCGTAAAGATGAGAGCATTAGTGTACTTGAAACGCCTACAGGTGCTTTAGCAGACATGGATCGTGCAATTTCCTCTACTATCGAAGAGATGGCTAAGATGGGTATTCGGATGTTGTCACCTGAACAGGCGGCTTCTGGTGTTGCTCTTGAGATTAGAAATGCTTCTCAGACCGCACAGCTTGGTACGCTTAACGCCAAAATCTCTGGTACGCTAAGAGAGGTTATTGCTTTTATGCTAAACTGGAAGTATAACACAGACTACTCTGGTTCTGATATTGGTTTCCAAATGTCTAGCGACTTTGCTCCAATGGTAGGCGGGGAGGGTGCTATGCGCCTCGTCTCTGAGTGGTACCAGTCTGGTATTATCAGTAGAAGTACTTTCCTTAGCATTGCGAAGTATAACGACTTCCTACCGGCTGACTACGATGATGACTCTGCAAGAGAAGAAATTCAAACAGATCCTCTTGTGGATACTGTTGCGGATAACTCAGTAAACGTACAAGAATAATTAGATTGAGGGGTGAAATTCCCCTCTCTTCTACTAACTACTCAATGGAGTACTAGATGGATATTAACGAAAAGATTTTTGATAGAATTGTAGACCACATGTCAGACGTCCGTCTGTACGAAGAAGGTGTACAGCTACAGAACCGAAGAATTCTAAAAAGACATAGGAATAACCTAAAAACACTCTTAAGGGGTAATATTAGAGCAAACTTGTCTAAAGAAGTCAGCCGCTTTGGCACTGAGCTTTTAGCTCATAAAAAGAACTCAATAACAGAGTTCTCTACGTCACAGCTAGACTTTTATACAGATAACCTCTACAAGGAAGTTAAAGACTTCTACAAAGTGACTAAGCCCAAGGCACGAGAGCTTTTGGCGGAGGTTACTGGCCCCACAATGAGAGGCTCTAAAACAATTGGTCAAAATGTCCAAAATATCTCTGCTGGAGAGCTAGTCCGCATTCAATCAAAAGTGAAAGCTGGGCTTGCAAAAGGATCCTCTCAAAACGAGATCATTGCAGATGTTTTGAAAACAACAAAAATAACAGAATATCAAGCTAAGACCTTAACAAGGACTGCAATTACTTCAACCCAAACTGCTGCTTTAAGAAAAGTAGTTAATGATAATAAAGACATTATCAAGGGTTACATGTTTACTGCTATTCTTGACTCTAGGACTAGCCCAATCTGTTCTCACCATAATGGAAAAATTTATGATCTGGATGATACTAGATTTTTACCGCCTTTACATTGGAATTGTCGTTCATCGATGGTTCCAGTACTTAAAAGTAAAGAAGAACTTATTAATGAAAAGACACCAAAAATAAACAAGCTTAATCTTGCTAAGAAGAAGCCTGAAAGCCTCACAGGACAAGCTCCTCGTGTTGAGTCTTTTGGCACTTGGCTATTGAAACAACCTATGGTCATTCAGTCAAAGCTACTTGGTTCTGAAGACGCTGCTAATATGTTCAGGCAGGGTAAGCTAAAAGCGGATCAGTTTATAACACCAAAAGGTAATGCTTTAAGCATTCAAGCGCTTAGAAACAGAGCCTCACAGGCAACTACTGTTTTCAAGCCAAAAGAACAGCTTAGGGGTACGGACTTAAGGCTTTCTGCAAGCCGTCCAAGTAGCCTTGTAAGTAGCCCAAAGGCCAAAGATGATTTACGTCAGTTGTTTATTTTAGACGCAGATGACTACTCAAAGACTATTTCTTTGACAGACTACAAAGGTACAAGCCTAGTTGGTAAAACCGCATCAAGACGAAGAGTAAACAATACTTTTGATGAAAGAAACTTTAGTGCAGACCCTTTGACTGGTGAAATTAAGAACAACAATCTTTATGATCCTGACTTTGGTCTTTTGCAAGAACGTCTTGACTTTATGAGAAGTTCTAAACTTATAAGCCTTGAACAAAAAGATTTTGTAGAGTCTGTTGTTACTGGACTTGAAGGTAAACTCTCAGTAAACCAACAAACAGTTATAGTAGAAAACCTAAGAGTTGTTCTTGAGCGCTATGCAAAAGATAAGAAACCTTGGGATAACTTTGCTAGTGTTGTTAGAGCGGAAAATCGTTTTTCTGTTCAAAACGTTTCAAGGTTATTAGATACTCGTTCCCGTAAGCGTTCTGAGATGTTTGTTAGCTATCTAGCTAAAGACACTCCTCAAGTTAACATTATGAACAAGTACTATACTTTTGATGACTTGCAAAAGAATCAACTAAAGGACCAAAGATTCATTGATGCTTGGAGAAGGACTGAAGGTAAGAAGTTAGCTAGGAAGCTTTTCCTTTCTGGCAGAGCACCCATGCGTTTGTACTTTAATAAGTTTACTGACAAATACCCTTCAGCAGAAAAGCTCAAGAAACAGTTTTTAAAGGCAAATCCAAAACTAGATAAGGCATACAAACTCTATAAAAAAGTAACTAACAAGGAACCTTCCGACAGCTGGTTTACAAAAACCATGGCGAGTGGTAGGGAAAACGTTAGACAAATACTTGACTTAGAATTTCTTATTGCGAAGAAGAAACCTACAGACACCATCTTCAATGAAGCAGCAATAAACAGTCTTACTAAGATTTCTAAGCTAATCGCCTCTGGTCAGTCTACTGACTATGATGCGCTAGCTATTAACATTGGTAAACAGTTTTCGAAAGACTTTGTAGATATAATTCCTTTTACAAAACACACTGTAAAAGACTTCCACAAAGAAGGTTCTGCAATTCTTGAGTTTTTTAAGTCTCAAGGCTATATCAAAGTTAACCTAAGAGGTACAACTCGAAGAGGTGTAATAGACGTTGAAACAGGACGGGCTTCTGGGGGTTTCTCAGACGTTATTTCTAGGGAAGTTATTGTAGTAAACAAAGAACTGATAAAGCTACAAGAAGCTGAACGTAGGGTGACCATTTCTAGACGGCTCGGAGTTACTTCAGGCAGAGACCAGCTTTATGTAAAAGCAGGTAAGAAGACCTACGTTGATGCTCGTGGTAATGACACTGGTGTTCCCATAATCTCTAGAGACAAGTTTGCTGACTACGACGAAAAGCAGATTGATAGAGATATGGCAAAGATGCTTAATCATGTCATGAATGTTGAGTATGGTGTAGACAACGAATTCTTTGGGTTTATGGATGATATTGTTAGATTTAGAGACCCCCGTGGTAACTCAAAGTATTATGATAGCATAAATGAACTTCGTCATGAAATCCTTGCACGAGGTGAACAAGGGTATGGGCTTATGTCCACAGCCAAGTATCATGCTCAACGAGGTAAGAACTTCAAGACTCAAGCGTTTATTGACTCCCGTGGTCGAGTATACCATAGAGGCTACTTAACTCCAACAGGAGGTGAGCTTGTTCGACCTTTCCTTAACTCTGGAAGAGCAGTTAACATGTCAGACGGAGCGTTAGATGAGCTAAAGGTTCAGCTTGGCGCTTTAATCGGACCTGGTACAGAAGCCCTCACACAAGCTGGTCGTCGAGAAATCTTTAACAGAAATCGTGAAAAACTAGTAGAGCTAGGTGACCTTATTTCTTCTACTACTCAAAGAGATAGACGCCTTCGTGAGTTTCTTGAACATCCTCTGATAAGAGGGCT